CACTGCTATATAAATATATCTCTACAGATCTACACCTGTATATTTATATAGTGGTAGGGATAATAACATATTACATAAAACCATGTGAGGTGAAAATAGTGGATAGCAGTTTAACCCACGAGAGAATAAATAACCATGACCCACCCAAAGAGGAAGCAGTTCAGATTAATATCCGAGTGGACCCTGAGTTTCGCAGAGAATTAAGACACAGAGCCGTGGATAGAGATATGACCATTAATGAATTGCTTTTGCACTATATTTACTATGGTTACCAGCACGACATCTGAATTTTAGGAAAAAAAAAGCCCCCCAACTCCCGAAGGAGTCAGGGGTGAGAGGGGGATAAATGTTTACGTTTTGCCGTCATTTGATGTTAGCCAAGGTTCTGTGGACACCCACTCCTTCCTTGGCGATGGACACCAAGTTTTACCAAGCGGGAACTTAGATCCTATACTGGCTGCAGCAGCCACGTCTGCATAAGTCCAGTTATTAAATTCCCTGCCTCGGATTTGGATAAGAACATGACCGGTGCCTGACTGGCATATTCGGTGGATGTAGCGTGCTTCGTATCCCCATGAACGGGCTTTTTCTACTGCCTTTTGTGAGTAGTCACTGCAGTTCATGGCAATGTGGTTGGCGATGTTATTCTCTTCCTGGACAGCGTTGTACCTGTCCCCGAAGTAGTGGGCGTAGCCAATACCTATCATGCTGTTGTACCAGGTGGTGAAGCTCATGGGCTGTGAGAGGTCGGTTCCACTAACACGAACTGTGTCTGGGTTAGTACCACTATGGGAGGCTCTGTACTCAATTACTCTGCGTGCAGCGTCTTGGTAAGCTACTTTGTATACTCGTAACCCTTTCCAATCTATATAGTTGGGCAGTCGACCATTATCTTTTTTATAGTCGAGTATGGCCCCCCACATATAATTGTAGTCTAACCAGGACAGTACCTTATCCATAGTAATCACCCTAGTCTAGGCTTAGAGTTATGTCACCAGCGGCGAAACTAGCCTGGTCGCTAGTATTAATAGTTTTAGATGAAGTTAACGTTCCCCATGCTAAAACGTAGGGTGTGGCTGGTGTTGAATTATCGCAAAGTGCGAAATAACTCAGCGTCCCCCAATTACCACCAGTGGCAGTGGGGAATGTTATGGCTGTGGTGTTGGTCACCGCACCGCTGCTGTAGACGCTCCAGTATGAGGGTGGGGCTGCTTGCCTCCAATATCCGTAGGCGGTGGCCGGTTCTATTCCTGTTAATGTGGTGTTGGCATCGCTTATCGCACTGTTGGTTAACGCCACATATACCGTTGCCGGCATGGTGTACTCTGTTTTCCCTACTACCTCTTCTAATAACTTTCCTTCTGTATAATCACTAAAGCTTCCCATATTTTATTCCTCCATTATTTATGCTGATACTGATCCAAATGATTTCCATGTACCCGGGCTTCCGCCAGTGGTACACACCCAACCCATGTTATTTCCATTGGGTGATGGGTTGGTGTTGAACATTCTATCACCCTGATTATATGCTCCAGTTGTTGGTGCTGCTGTGCCAAACATTTGTTTTTTGTGCAGAGCGGCGAAGTAACTTCCCCCTGGTGCTATCTGCCAGTTAGCAAAATCTGCACCGGAATTGAAAGTTGTTACACTTTTACTGATGGTGTCCACATCTACAAATATTCCACTGCTTCCTCCTGCTATGGCTACGGGTGTTCCGGGGTCGGCACCTTCACTACTTATTTTATTAACAAGGCAGTTGGTTCCACCACCATAAAATCCGATAGGACATTTAGCGGAAGGGATGCTCTTCAGTGTTAAATCCATAATATGTTGATACACTGCGTTATCATTGAATGCGTAGGTGGTTGGTGGACTGGTTGCACCTATCCCGTCTATTGTTATTTTATTCCAGACATTATATCTACTACCATAACTCCACCCTGCTAGTATGGGTCCTTGTACATAGATTTGTTCCCATAGATCTTTCTGACCACCAGCCATGATAGCATAGCCACTGTCACCAGTGCCCATTTCAATACGGATGTTTTGGTAGAGTTGGTAGCAAGCACCGTCATCAACCATCATACCGGTGGTGTTGCCAACCATTCGGATGTTGCTGAAGGTGTTGGCATATAAAAAGTTGTAGTTGGTGAGGTTGTAATCTGCATATAGTTGCAGGGCAGTGGTGGTATTATTGATTTGCACATTATTCATAAGACCATTACTGAACGCTTTGTACTGGGGTGTGGGCGGTCTTCCTTCAAATAAAACTCCTTGCGAATATTTGGCTGTGCCCGTTCTATTAGTACCATCCACTGTTAAGTTTTCCAAAGTCCAACCGTTACAATTCCCATATACAGAATTAAGTTGTAGCACTGGTGTGGTGGGGTTCCACGGTCTTAGGATAGTTAGTGCTGGTCCTTCTCCACTTATGTTAAAAAAGTTATCAGTTACGTTCACATTGCAGAGGTAGGTTCCTGATGGGAAATAAGCATTCCTAGCATTGTTAATGGCGTTGTTTACGGCTGTGGTGTCATTGGTTGTACCATCCCCCTTAGCCCCATAATCTTTTACATTTGCATAATCTAACATGATCTTTATCTCCTATGCTGTTATATTCCCGAATGTTTTCCATCCGCTACTTGTGTACACCCATCCTAAGTTCCCACCTGCTGTGGGGGCAGTGTTGTAAACTCTATCTCCAACACTCCACGATCCACCGGGGGCACTGCTGCCATATATTTCCTTCTTCCTCCAGGCGGCGAAGAAACTGCCTCCGGGGCTGAGTTGCCAATTAGCGAAATCTTTGCCTGTATAATTGTAACTGGATATGCTTTGACCCTGCATACTAACATCTACAAATGTACCACTACTCCCTGGTGCGATTACTATTGGTGTGGCTGGCTGTCCTGCGTAGCTGGATAATTTTTTAATCAAGTGTCCCACCCCTTCTGCGTAATAGGCGATGGGAACTCTGGCTGAGGGTGGGGATTCAAAAGTAAACTGATCTATGACTGTGTAATTCCCTATGTCGGTGAACACGTTGTCAGTGGGGGGATCATTGCTAACACTTTCGTTGATACAGTTAATGAAGGTGTTGTAGTTACCACTGTTGTAATAGGTACCCTCTGTAGCACACATCTTTATGAGGTTATGGTCTCCTTCTATTTGGAAGCGGTGTCCGTTCTGGCCACCCGTGGGAGCGTCCAAATAATCTTCTATTATGCAGTATATTGTTCCTGGACCTAACCGTATATTACCATAACACCATGTTCCAAACATTTCAGTAAATTTAACGTGCCTTACTTCTCCTCCACTAACACCTCTTGTTTCAACACCCCAACCAGAACAGCGGGCCGTCCTAAGCCTACTAACATGACCATTACTTACTTTGTATGGGTTGGTAGCAGTAATTAATAATCCTGGGGCTTGGTATTCTGTGACTATGGTCATCATCTTTATTGACCAATCACTTATATTATTATTCACGGCATTGACGGTAATTACTGGGGAACCAGCAGTAGCACTGGTGAATTGTGTTCTTCCTTCTACTCCTGCCCCCAATAGGTTGAATGTGGGGCTTGTGATATTTAGGTTACATCGGTATTGGCCTGCGGGGAAGTAAACGTTTTTAGCATCCGCTATGGCTGCTTGTATAATTGCAGTATCGTTTCCACCCTGTCCAGCAGGTCCGTAATCTTTAACTGATTTATACCACTTGCCGGTTAAGGGGTCGGGTGGTTGTATGCTCCCACCTCCAGATAATGTGCCGGTTAAGTTTGATGTGGCAGTAATGTCCATGGCGTTGAGGAGTATATCGGACCCTGATTGTCCCCCACCCCATTCATTGGCGGTGTCTCCGGATTCAAATCGTAGTTCGTCAAGGTACACGATTTTAGTGTCGGGTGCTGTGGCCAATGGCTGAACATATAAACCAGCATAAACCGCCCCCACTGGTGCTACCAGAGCTTCAAGTTCTTTAAGAACGTAGCTGGTGCCAGAAGCGAGGACGCTGTTAGTGCCTACAACGTTGTAATTAGCATCAGTCCACACCACACCAAAAGAAGTGCTACCAGTACCCGATAGCTTTACTTTAGCTTGGGCGGAATAGTGATTCCCCGCCGTTACTGGAACGTTGTGGCTGAGACCAGTTCCCACGGTTTGGACGTAGTTAGTAGTGTTTCCCACAACTTTGATACAGTTACTTCCACTGTAAGCATTTGAACTATCCACTGTAACTTGTGCCATGGATGATGGAGCATCTCCTGGTAGTGCCCACGCTGTAGCACTCGCTCCCTCTTCTAATTGGAAGCCGTCCACATATATGGTAGGGCTGGTTGTTCCGTTGTTTAATCCAATATTTAGATATGTGCTACTTGCTCCGGTGGTCACATTCACTGTGTGGCGTGTCCAGCCACTATTACCTGTATAATCTGTGTATCCTACAGTGGTCCAATTTTGGTCATAAACCCACATTCTGAATGCTGAGGCACTTCCTTTTTGGTACCAAGTCAATTGGTAGGTTGTACTACCTTTAACGGGTGCAGTAGTTGCTCCTCCTAATCGGATAGGTATATAAGTATCACTACCAGTCCAAACTGCTTTTAAACTTCTACTGCCTTCCCAAGCTTCTTCTGTGCTGCTTGTTATAGTTAAATCACTACTGAGACTGGAGAATGGTGATACATTACCATCTTCTGTTCCGTTAGCAACGTTCAATGGTAATAAGTTTTTACTTCCTGGTAAGGTGAAGGTGGTGGGTGAACCTCCAATTTCTAACTGCCAGTTATCTGTGTAAGTTGTTTGGGCACCTGTGAATCCAATAACCATCTCAGCATAAGCTGTTCCGGATGGGGCTGTTCCTGTTGCATAGGCTCGTTGGTATGATGCGGAGGGGGACATAACATCACCTGCACTAGATGATAGGTATGTTTTGCTACTGTCCAACCAGTATATACTCACAGCGAAAGAGCCAGAAGGGTTTTTAGCATAGAGAGAGGCTGTTAACTGAGTTCCTGGACCACACGCATATAAACAAGTATCATCTCTTGTTATTGACGCATAATTCCCGGCACCAACTGGCGTGTGTTTAAAACAACGATTGCCACTGTAAGCATTAGTATTATCACTTGTGGTGGTGAAGCCAGAATCAGTTATACAAGTAACGGTTCCGGTTTCACTGCCGTTGGCCACATTTAAAGGTAATAAGTTTGTGGTTGTTCCCCCACCACTTCCTATATAAGATATGTCCGTTACATTTCCTTCTTCAAATCCACTGGAGAGGTTCCATGATAATAAGTTGCCTGATGCACCAGTTACTTTGCTTAATGTGGCGTTGGGGATGTTGCTCTGCCCAGTTATACTTCCTTTCAACCCATAAATAACACCAAGGTTCCCTGTGGTGGATAAGGCTGCGTCAACAGAACCCACCAAATCTGTTATATTGTTCTTTCTTAAATCGCCTGTAAGATCTGATGTGGCTGTAATACTTCCCTCCAAAGCATTTCTCTCTATGACTCCTGGGACCACCCAATCAGTGGCTGAACCTCCTATTTCTAACTGCCAGTTGTCAGTGTAAAATGTCTGAGCACCACCACTACTAATATACACTTGGGCATACGCTGTGTTGGCAGGGGCAGTGGAAGTTTTCGCAACCCTAACATACGAGGCTGAAGGAGTTTGGGGAGTATTCTCACTAGTTATATATGATTTTCCAGAATCATACCAAGCTATTCCTACAAAAGTGTTGTCTGTTGGATTTTTAACGTAGAGTGATGCTGTTAATTGTGTTCCAGAAGTGCATGGGTAGTAACAGGCTGAACTAACTCCCACATAATCTCCTGCAATAGTAGCAACGTGTTTGAAGGAGCGGCTGCCAGCATACTCATTGCCAGTATCACTTGTAGTTGTGGTCCCAACATCCACGATGCAACTGACTGTTCCATCTTCAGTACCATTGGCCACGTTAAGTGGCAGTTTATTAATGTTACTTGCAATAATAGCTAAATTTCCAGTAAGGGTAGAGGATGGGGTTATGTTTCCTTGTAAGCTTTGTAAGACAGTTTTTTTCTTTCTATGCCTGATATAATCAATAATGTTCTTGTAATAATATCCTCCAATATACATGAGTTTCTCCCACCATTCCACTATTTTCATGATTTCATCTGTATTTCCACAGTCGTTCCTGCAAAGCTTCCCGTACCAGAGAAGGAGCAGACGATTTGGATATTACTGTACGCTTCTAAAAATCCTTTGAAAGCTATACCAGATGTTGAGGTTGTTATGGGGAGGGTAACATAATCTGGGTCTGTGATTGCGTTGGAATTAGAATCCAAAACCTTCAAACTTATAACGAGACTGGGGCTGTTTGTTTTTGCTCCTGTAACGTATGTCACAACAAAACTTTCATACTTACTCACATCTATAGTGCCACTGGTAACTGTGCCACTGAAGGTTAAGTTATCAATTACGGTGCTTGTGGTCTGTCTAGGAACCATGTACACGAATATTGGATTTACTGCACTGCCTGCCATACTAAAATCAACTCCATACTCTTTTCTATATTATTTCTATTCTGCTTTTCTTCAGCACAACATCCACATCAATCTTACCAGTCCTCTTAACTTTAAGAGGAGGACGGTATTCGTTGCTCGTTAAATCTAAATATTGTAGGTGGTAACCCTTTGCTTCAACCCTTCTCTGGAACTTCTCTTCATCTAAATCATTGTCATCATGGGTGAGTTTATTCAAAATTTTCAGTAATTTATTAAAGGGAGCATCAGTGATTACCACAATTTTATAAGCTTTATCCACAGACTCAAGGACATAAATATTCTGCTGGAATAGGTTTAGATACATCTTCTTACACCCCTATCGAGTACAAACCCAACGGAACACTTCTACTGTTCAGCAACCTCACATCGCTTCTAGTGCTACGTATCCAATTCCTGAACCGTTTAGATGGTCGGTTGAGGTCTATGCTGGTGGTGAAGTGTGGGTTGCCTTCCCGGTCATAACTGTAGGTGGTGCTTTTGGTAGGGTAATCTCCAAATATATTCCACTTCCTCAAATCCACATGGAGGTTCTGGAGTGGCATAAGATCTGCCAAGCCACGGGTTTTGAGGGTGAACCCATAATTAGGATATGAATTATTAGCTACATTGATTGCTAACTGGTTATCTGCTTCTGCCTGGGTTTTAACATCCAAACTAATTGTTTCGATGGTGTCACCATACTTATACACACTATCCATATTATAATTATTTCGGTTATACTCTGTTCCCCCGGCATCAGTGTAGGTTCCTGTACCCCAATTATAAAAACCATCACTTTGTGGGTCGCTGGTCCAACCACCAAACTCCACCAAGTTAGATTCATCTACATCAGTGACATTAACAAAACTATTTTGGGGTAACATCACTAGGGCATCTTCTGCTCTGCTTTCCCCTGGGATGATGTAGGAGGCGTGGTCTGTTTTCTCACACAAATCTTTAAGAACATCCAAATAGGTTGTCAAGTCCGTGCTACTGTAACTTGGGGCAGTGGACAAGTCTCGGTAGGCCATCACCTGGTCAATCCATAAGGGTGCTCCTGTGACTATGGTGCCAGAGAGGTGGATGTCCGTTATATAATAGTGAGGCGATGACCCAAAGAGGGCGTTGAATAATGATTTTAAATTCACATTAATAGTGTTCCATACCCCTCCAATCCCACACGCCACATTTGCAAGCTCAATGGTTTCTGTGCCACCAGTGAAGTGTAAAATATACTCAGCCGCATCCCCCACAGTATACCCATCCATATACATTTTAATATGGATGTTGAAGGGGTAGGGAGTGGTGGTGCCACTAGCATAATAATAACTTAAATTAAATTTATCATAAATCGCTGCATCATAGGGCTGCTCTAAATTAAGGAATAGTTGGCAGGTTGCTGGTGTAGAAGCACCAGTATAAGTAAGCTTCATTGACGGTGCCGGACTGCCGAACCCAGGGACAATAGCATCCGCCACAACCGTGTCTATGTCATGAGTTTTAGTCCAACCCGTCACCGTCACACTATCAAAATCAGTAGTAGTGCTGAAGTCATGGTAAAAACCATAATCATAAGGAACACCATAGGTGTTCACCCTATAAAAACAGGCTGAAGCTAAATATCTAGCAAGCTCATAAATTGATGGAAATGCACCATTCCCTACCTGTGCTGTGGTGCCCATGCTACTGCTTTTAACGTTGGTGCGTTGAAGGTCAAACATCCTGTCCACGGCCTTCAATTCTAACACACCGTCTGGTGAGATGGAGGAAGGGAAACTGTACCCACCAAACATTATTTCAGTGCTGTTTAAATCCTCACCAGCCCATAGGGTGATGTGGTCCATCCAGTCAAAAACTACTGGCTTGGATATGTTTGATTCATAGTCCCAGTAGTTCTCCTGCATATCAGTGGTGAGTGTTAACTGGTTCATCTCCGAAACACTGTTCCGGGTCCACTCGCAGGTTCTAACATTCAGATTCTGATTCTTTTTATACTGATTATCTAACGAATCACCCTCAAATCGGATGATGGGAGTGATAGTCATCTCACTAATCCAACCCCAATCATAAAAGTCAAACTTGAAAGTATGGCTACCTTTCCTGAAATATTTGGGTTTGTACGTGAAATGGCTGGCATGGTAATATTTATCATTCACAGATTTAAGATCCTCAACAGCACGACCATCACAATACAACTGGAACGTGGCCACATCACAACTATTGAAAATAGCAAAAATATCAATCAAATAATAACCACTATAAGGAAGGGTGATGGTTCTAGTCAGCGTCCCATACTTTGGTGTGGTATTATACCCTATCCACTGATCAATACGGCTAGTAGGTCCCAAGGTATTAAAAGCATCAGTGCCACCCTGAGTCCACCCATTTATATTCTCTACAATCTGGTTGGCGTTGTCCCGAACATCCACCCGTACCTTTAGGTAGGGGTCTTCATATATTTTAAGCTGTTCGCTAATATATGAAGAAATATTAGTAGTGGTGGTCATTTAATATTTTACTCCTATACTAGTTCGGGGGTGTACTAAAAATTCTTTGGCTATGTTAGAGGCGTGGTTGTAGCTTGTGCTGAGTTCTGTGTTGTTATAAACGCCTATCCCTGTTAAATCTACTTTGGGGATTGTGGCGGCAGTTATTGTGGTGGGGTTGACTTGGTATATCTGGGCACGGTAAGTGTCACTCGTGCTATTGTAAATATTGGTGTAGTGTGTGGTGCCCATGGTAATGCTGTCGGTGGGTGCGGGGAAACTTGCGGTTGCACCGTCATGCACGTAATAGTTGGCTTTGGTGTATGTTATGTCTGTGGTGGGGTGTTCTACTTTAAAGAAGGGTTTGCCCCTCATAACTGTCCATATTGTGTCGTTGATTTTGAAACTGCAACGTTCTGGGCTGACATACGTCATTTTCATGGCTTTTATATCACCCACGTAAAAGGTGTTAAGTAACACATACGTCTTCAAAGTATTATCCCAATAATAAAAATTAACACCACTATCTGTGGGTTCTAATTTTATAATCCCATTCTTAACGTACATACAGGGCAGGGTTAAAAAATCAATAACCTCATCAGCACGAGTGATTTGGCGGTAAACATCATCCGTGTAGTTGTTACTGTACGCCTTCACACTACCACTATAAAAACTGTCTTCATTGGTTTTGAACTCCAAATCAGTGGTGGGGTTCACGTACATAGGGATATTCCCATCCTCACTACTTCTATTGAAGCTTGCAGTGGTTTCCAAGTCCACCTCTTCTCCAGCAGGGAGGGCGATAACATTGTTGTTGTTATCGTAAGCTAAACTGGTTTTATATATTTTAAATTCATCACAATACCAATGTTTATTCAGGTTTTGGGCATTGTGTGTCCAATCTCTAGCTTCCAATCCAATGTTAATAGAAGGATTTTTAAAATTTTGACCACATGGTGAAGGACCATACATCTTAGTCCAATTCGATCCACCGTCTTTATCTGCCCAAACAGTTAAAATTCCACCTGGTTTGTACTCTACTTTGAGTCTAGGGTTCTTTTGACTACTGGTTAACTGTCCCACAGAATAGTCCCATAAATATCGGAGTCCTCCCAGGTTTACATAACCACCAAGATATACTCCACCAGTAGTCATGAATAAATAAAAACGGATGATACTACCCCTACTATCATAAGAATGCCACCAACAATCTTCAGCTCTCCAATTTTGACTCCAAGTAATCCACACGCTTGGCAACCACTCCCCCCCATTACCATCTGTGGGTGTGACTGTCCATTCCATATTCCATTCTGCCGTCCAAGGTGGGGAGTAAGATTGTGCACTAGAATAACAAATAAATGCGGCTCTACCATTTCCAGGTGCTACACCACTCATTACACATTTACCCGTGCCACCCATAGCTGGTGAGGCATACATAGCACCTGCAGGATCACCAGAACCATACCAATTGTAAGTTGTACCATTAATAAAATTAGGACCACACCAATTTGGTGCTGTCCCTCCTTGTGTGAAATGGTCATCTAATAAAGTATCCACAACCCCCACAGTGGGTTCGTAGTTGTAGGGTTGCACGGTTCCATCATTGTAGCCAGGAGTGTAGTTCATAGTAAGGTAAGAGTTATAGTTGGCCACCTTCTCCCCACTGACTTTACTCAACATATACATTCCCCGCTGAACCTCTGGTTCTACCTTATCTATTAAATAGTAGCCCCGGTGGGTCCAGTCTTCATTATCCTCCAACTCCACGGAGGTGTCGAGTGGTATCAACCCCCAACCACTTTTTTGGGTGCTGATGACGGTGGTGTTACCAAAATCATCACGCTTCACCTTACTTGCGAGTCCCTGGAGTTGCAGTGCCTCGGTGTGGGATGTTACTAACTTAAATTCTTCTGTTCCATCGGCGAAGGTGTTGTCCTCTTCCAGGTGAGCTGCGGGGATTCGCAGTGGTCCTATAATACAATTATCTGTCATTTTATCTACCAACTGTTGTTAAATATTCCATTCGCAACTTTCTCCACCTTATCAGCAAAATCTTTATATCCGTACACATCGCCTTCAATTATAATAACCGTACCAGCCCCTGGTCCTTTAGGCCCACGGGGTGGTGGGGTGTAGGTTCCTTCCAATGCCCGGCGTGATAGGTCGTAGTCTTTACCACCTATGTTGGCCCACACGTGACTGTTGCCACCGTAGGTACCCCACACCATCTTAGCAGGCAATCCATATCTCTGTTGGGCCATTTGCATGATACCTAACGTCATGTCAAAGCAGTTCCCCCCACCCATTAAAGCAGCCATTGGATCAACACCATGTCCAGGGTAACCGAAATACCGGAGAGTGGGACCTAACATTTCCATCATTTGGTCAAAACTACTCGTTTCTCCCCCGGAGAAAATGTCGTACATGGCCCTACCACCAATACTGTTCCATCCATTGGTGCTACCAACATAATCTCTTAGTATGCTTCGCTGACTATCATTATGTGCTTTCCAAGTCCCATGTTTTTGTTTATTAGTGAAGTCGAATTGTTTTCCACCAACTACAGCCCATCGGTGTGGCCATCCTCCCCACCATCCACGGGGCATACTTCCACTCATACCAAAGTATTTGGCATTTTCATTGAGCAGTAACTCGGCACCGTCCATACAGTTGCAGAAACGGTTTCTCCAAATTTGGGGGTCGCTGTATACTTCTCCAGTATATAAACGGTAATTGGGAACGTGCCCTTCCATAGCATCCGCTACATCTGTGAAGGCATTAACACCGCCTTTGCGGAATCCTTTGTTAGCAGCACTTACAATCTGGAATGGGTTCACACCAGCTTTTGCCGCCATTAATCCACCCATGAAATCCTGTATAGGACCTGCAGGTGGTCCCCATGGTGTCATAGCACCCAATATAAATTTACCAGCGGACACTATTGGACTTTTAGAAGCACTTGAAATAGTGGAACTAACCGCACTTCTAGCACTACTTATCGTGCTTTGAGGTGGCCCCCACGGCCAGCGGAATGCACCAATCGCTTTACCTATTATCCCCAAAATTTCACTAGCACCAGGTATCTTCCAAACTAACTCTTTAATTTTGTTCCACATTATACCAAGGATACTTCCAGGACTTGGTATTTGCCAGAACAACATTGTTATTTTTCGCCAGGTCTGGTCGAGCAGTGCTGGAATACTTGGTATTTGCCAAAACAACATTGTTATTTTTCGCCAGGTCTGGTCGAGAATAGAAGGAATGCTTGGTATTTGCCAGTTAAGAGGATTTATTCTTTTAGTAATTTCCCCCAATATCTGTTCGGGTGTGGGTAGTTTAAAGTTGCCCAAGTTCGGCATCTCGAACTTAGGGAGGTTAATGCCTAAACTACCAAGGTTAGGCATCTTGAATTTTGAAATTTTATCAAGTATATCCCATATTTTTTGGAGAGGCGTTAGAACTGGTTGGATTAGTCCCACCATGTTGTTCCAAACGGTCTGGGCAGTAATCCACAACTCTTTCAAAGCCGGTATAATCCCAGGACTGGCCCCCTTTATAATATGATAAATCTGCCATAGAAGATCAAGCCAAGGTTTTATAGCATTATTGGTATCAATTATTGCTTGAGAAAAGTTCCCAACAATTATAACAGCATTTGTTACTGCAGGAATAATATAATCTCTAAGGACTATGCCTGTTGCCCTTATATAAGGAGTCATCTCCTTTATCCAGACAGCAAGACCGTGCATAGCATCTGCAATGGTCTGTATGGCTCCCTTGCTACTTTCTGCTTTATCACCAACAAAATTAAGTTGTAAACCCCATGCTCCTATCCCCTGGTCTGGTGCAGACTCTCCTTTGGGGGGGGAAACAGCATTCACAAAATTTACAAATATGTCTTTTAATAATTCTATGATACTTTTGGCTTTGTTTGCACTGTTCGCAAAATAATCTACTTGTAAACCCCATGCCCCTATTCCCTCTGTAGTTGAGGATGGAGGTGTGAACCCTAACCCTTCATTAAATGCTACCAAAGCCCCACGAATAGCTTCTTTCAACTCATTCCAAGCGTCACTAATGGGCTTTAACCATGATGTTGCCTTCCCTGGGGCTGCTCCTTGTACAAAAACATTCCAAAAGTCACGAATAGTGGTTACTGCACGAGTGAATGGGGTAATAATCCAATTTTTAACTGCATCAGAAACTCCAACCGCTGAACCTGTAAATGTTTTAGTAGAGTAGTTAAATCTGTCCATTACATCTTGTGCTATCCCACCAAAGACGGCAAGGACATTCCCTAATGTCATAAATCTTTCTGAAGGGGATGTAGCTGAGTACCATGCAGCGTTAAATTCTATAAGGGAAGTTTTTAGGTGTTTGAATGGATCATTCTTACTTACAGTTTGACCAGCATTCCTCACAGCATCCGTATAAGTATTAGTGCTGTTTGTAGCAGTTGCTATCTGGTAATTTGCATTATTAAGACCCGCAGCAGATTCGCCTGTTTTTATTGCCAATTCTCCTTGAGCAGGAGTTAAAACTCCGATAGCTACTTTATATGCAATAGTTTCTCTACGTAACTTTTCAGTAGCGTCAGCATAATTTTTGGTGACTTCTGCGTGGTGTGCGGAAGCTTCATTATAACCCTTTTCAGCATCTGTGGCCACAGATGTGGCTGTTGCTAAGCGTGATTTAGCTTGGGCTAAATTATCAGAGGCAACGGCATAAGCTTTAGTTCCTGGTGTAGATTGGGCAACAATATTCGTCCATTTATCAACTTCTTTTTGAGCATTATTTACCGCAGTTTTGCTTTCATCTACCTTTGTCTTCCAATTATTAAGGTGCATGGTGGCATTATCTTGGGCACTGGTAAACCACCCCTGCTTATTCCCATAATCATAGAGAGCATAAGCCGCCACACCAATAGCAATAGCCACAGCCCCCCAAACTCCTAAAGAAAGTAGTAAATTGCCACGGAGTAACATAAATGAAGGTATGATGGATTTAATTCTTCCCCCCAATCCTGTTATAACACCACCAAATGAAGTTAACTGCACCATACTAGTTGCACTCGTTGCTTGTAGGAAGGTCATTTCCCCCCTCCACAGAGCCATCATACCTATCATTCTAGGAATAGCTAGTGTGATATTAGCAAATATTGGTAATAACAATGCAAAGGTGAATCCCACTGCGGTGGCACTTATACCCCACATCACCAGTGTGTTGCCGAGGGGGCTGCTCAAAAGTTTAAGCACCTCTATTAACAAAGCACTGACTGTGGGCAATAGTCGGTTTCCTATTTCAACACCTATCAACTGCACCTGTTCTTTCACGTTTTCAAACTTAGCAGCTACTGACTCGGTGTTGTTGGCCAAGCCTACAATACCCCTATCTTGGTAGATCTTCTGGAGGGCGGCGAAGAAGCCCATGGCATTGTTCCGGTTACCGTCCCAACCTGCTTTTATAAGGTCGGACTGTTTGATGTTGATTTCCTTGAAACGCATGAAGTTTCCACTCATAGCGTCCTCTAAGGCACGGCCAGCGTCTGTAGCACTACGCCCCTGCATCTTGAAGAGGGCTATGGTGTCGCCCATGGTGCTGTTGTTGGCGATCATCTGGTCGCCACCAAGCTTAGCACTCAGTCTCACTATCCTCCAAGCATCCAGCATCTCTGGCTGTGAGACCAGGGCTGCACTTTTAGCGTAGTCTTTGGTGGACTTGTTTAACCTTTCCACTTCAGCACTGCTCATCCCTACAAATTTCATGAGTTGTAGGGAGCGGTCTACGGCTGCAGCAGCACCCACGGTGAACTGGAGGAATGCTCCACCTACGAGTCCTGCCATCCATATATCAAAACTAACAAAACTGCTGGCGAACTGGTTCAGTCCTTGACCAGCTTTACTTATACCTTCACCTAACCTTTGGAAACCGCTGGCTCCGGTGGTGGTTGCTCTTTGGGAGGTGGCCCCTATATTATCTAAAGATTTAACTATGTTTGGTAAAGATGTATTGGCTTTCTGAGCTTCAGCCAAATATTTACTCATGTTGCCAGCAGCACTTTGAGTATCCCTACTCAAATTGTTCATACCTTTTTGGAGATTGTTGACACCCGTGCCACTACTAACAGCAGATTTAGCAACGTTGTTCATGCCTGCTACTGCACTTTTTATTCCGGCATCGAATTTGCTAGCGTCTAAGGTTAATATTGCTGTTATATTTCCACCATAAGCCATAATAATATCTCCAAAAAAAATCTTTTAATTAAGCTAATACTCGTTGAATGCCGTTCATAACTTCCGAAACGAACACTACCCCTCTGGTATCTATCACAATACTAAGGTAGTGGTCACGACCACCACGGGGGTGGCGGTAGTCGCTTCGCTCATGCTGTATTTCAGCATAGTCAAAACCACGGTTATAGCTGGAAAACTCTATCTGCATCTCCACAAACCCTGACCGCCCACCAAGGGTGGTGATGTTACCACTAGTCCGAAGGGCACCAGTCTTACGGGGGGCGTTGGCACGAGCTAGGCTTAAAATGTTTTGTGCAGCGTCTCTGGCAATGTACCCTGCCGATGAATTAACACGCATATTGATATTCATCATCTTAGTCTGGAAGTCCTTAGTGTTCCAAATAATTCCCATTATCCTAACTTCCCTTCGCCCTGCATCCACTCTTCACGGTCTTTCTTCTTCTGGGCCATTATCCTCTCATTCTCAGCTTCTTCCTTGTCCTTCTCTATCCTTTCTTTCTCGTCTTCATTGTCCTGAATAATATAATTAAAATAACGGAAAATGACTCTTTTCTTCTCACCAAGCATTTCCCGGTGGGTCCATCCTTTGTTCTCGGACACCCGGTGCATTATGAAGATAGAGCCATATTTCTCAACCTTTAAATCGTTGGAAAACCCATACCACTACCTATGTTTCTCTGGGCCATCTCATTCTTGAGTTTGTTGTACTCTTCCTTGGTCTTTACAACACCCTGGTCTCTGATGTCCAGGAAGTCTATCTCGTCCATGAGTTGGTCAAACTGTTTTCGTTTGAGCTTGTCGATTTCTGCATCGGTGATAGGGTCTATTAAAAGTTTGAGAAGTTCAGTTCTTTTCTTTTTATGCTGCTTCTCATCTTTCTCACTGTCTATGGCTAATTTCCCTAACTCCTGGCGGAGTGCCTTCAGTTTGAAGTCCTCTTCCATGGTCAAGTCTCTTAGGACTCTCTTTTCTCCGAACAGTTTAATTTCTATAGGTTTTTCGGTTAATATATCAAGATCTATATCTACCATACTATCCCCTCCTAGGTTTAAAAAAATGGTAAAGGGAAACACTTATATACTAGTTTCCCTATACTTGTGTTGTGTGTGGTTAAGCGGTGGGGTTTTGTATGATCACAATTCTTTTCCCCACCAATTTCCCCCTACAATTCTATTTTTTATGGTGTTACTGAAGCTATTGCATTTGCTAATGTAGCAGTCATACTGTACCCTGCAGTTTCATTGTAAGCTGCGGTGAAGTCGAAGTTGATTCCCACGTAGCCGTCTGTAGCCCTTTTGAAGTCCATTTTATCGTAGTAGACTTCAGGGAAGGTCATGGTAACAGCATTCATGTAAGTGCCGGTGATACTGTTGCTGATGAGGTACACGTCAAGTTTTACTGGGGTTGCTGTGGTCTGCATAACTGGTGTGGTAGCTGCGGGCAGTCCTTGGAACCTGTTGAACTCTGTTTCGTCACTGAAGAACATTTTAAGGTTACCACTGGCCTTGAAGTTCTGTGGGTACACGTAGGTTGCGTCCAACGAGTTGTTCATAGTTTTAATTGCTTCCGTCTCCCTCTCAATAGTCAAGTCCATCTCCTGAATCAGTGTAGTTGCAGAACCCTCTATCTTAGCTCCTGCGTGGGCGAATGTGAAAGCGGGCTGTGGTGTAACGGTTTGGTAAGTAGGTGTTACGTTGGCACTTCTGGCCATCCCTGACCCCACATAATCCACATCTATAGTTAACGGTTCACCACCTTTTAAACTCATCTTCCATGTTTTTACTTTGGACTGTGGGTATGTGTAAAATGATAGTGTGCCCAGGCCCTCGTGAACGGTCCATGATGGTACATCAGTTTGGTTTACTGATAACAAGTGACTGTACACTTGTGGTGTAGTTGTTGCGGGTGTGGTTGTCACTGCAGTTCCCATAGCCCCCCATAAACTGTATAAAAACACATCGGGGTAAGCGTAAGCAGATTCTGATCCTGTGGTGTCTATCCCACTCCTAATCGGTGCCCGACTGGACTCCATCTTGTTCCTATATTCTGTTACATAAGTGTGGTCTGGTACGGTGTTGAAGTCTATATCTTTTACTGGTAAAAATTTTCTAGGTGTAACTGGTGTAGTGGAAGCTCCTTGGAGAGCTATTCCCATGTATGCCAGTTTCCCTGCATATAATGCCATATCTTATTCCTCCATTTTAATTTTCTTAATCTTTTTAATTTTAAATAATAATTATATCGGTCTACTTATGCCGTGTGCAGTCATAAATCTAATTTCCCCTATCCTCTGCATGGCTTTTTCACTTCCCCCAATCCCTGCGTTGGGGTTGAAGCGGAGGACGTTGGAGTATGTGCAGGTGTCGTCAAGGTCTGTGTTGCTCACACTTTCCAACATCTCCATCACTGCAGACGCAATAGTCATCAACTGCTTACGGCTTTTACTCGGTCCCAACAGGTCGCTGGCAACAAATATCCTGTAATGCAGTTCGTAAGTTAACACTCCCATACCCTGTGATTCTCCAGGGAAATATTCTGGTATATTAATAGCAATAGCAGGGAATCTGTTCTGTCCCAAAAAGTCAAAGCTGTAGTCTATGATGTTTTTCTTAGCAACCTCCGCCGTAATACTAGTGTTTGCCTTAGTAAGGTCAATTATTTTTTGGTGGTTGTCGTTGAATGAGTTGTAAAAAGTCATCTATAAACCACCCTTACCTCGTTTCACTATAATCTATGTCCGGGTCACGTTCATCCAAATCCTGGGTGCCTAACTCATCGTAAACGTAATATTCTTTGGTCTCATCCCACTCTCCCAGGCTGGTGTTTTTAGTCCATGTGATCCCACTACCTCCACTGGAAACATTCTCCACATACTGCTCTAGCAGGTTTTTAGCATCTGTAATTAAGTGGCTGCCGTAGCGTAGTGATGTGGCATCCGGGGTGTCCACCGTATACTTCCAATCCCATAGTAATCCTGCTGCCCAGATAGATACTGCTTCGTCCACAACATCGCTGTTAGAGGGTAAAGCATTGGTTGATGTTAGGTGCAGGAAATTGGCAACTCTTATCAGGGCTTTTACTATAAACTTTTCCACCATGTCCTCTGTGACATCGTACTCATCATCAGTGGTTTGGGTGTCTAATTCCCAACCAAGTAAATTTTCCATAACATCTGAAACCGTTACGTTGCTGGCGTTAATAGTTAAAATCTCATTAGCAGCACCCTGCATGGTCCCAGAGTAAAGGAATGAAACTGAAAGTTCCCTCCTCTCCAGTATATCCCCACTGGTCAACATGGCGTTGTTGGCGGGTGAGAGGGTGATGGCATAGTAAGGGGTGGCAGGGGTAACGGTGGTAGGGGCCACCACCACAGTTCCACTATTTAAATCATCCACACGGTAGGTTGCATTGGTGGGCACGACAGGAGTAGCTGATTCGTCATAAAAATAGACAGTATGGACTGAAGTGGTGTTTGCTCTAATTATCATAACCCCTATCCCTCCTAAATTGATTAATCTGCTGTAATACTTACTGCGTTAGCTGCAAACTGTAAAGTGTCACCGCTGGACACAACTTTGGTAGGGCTAACTGCACCCCACGCAAGTAAACCACCGCTTCCTGGTGTGGCGTTGTCCCATATACCGAAGTAGGCAATGGTTCCCCAACTGCCGGTGGCTTGTGGGAAGGTAATGGCTCCTGAGTTAACAATAGCTCCAGCAGCCGCTGCACTCCAATGTCCACCACTGGTGGCTTGTCGGATGTATGCTGTGGTGGTCACTGGTTCTCCTGTGGTCACACCAGTGTCGGTGTGGTCAGCAGTGGATAGTGACATATATGCTGTGGGCATGGTCCAGGATGTTTTACCTGTCATGTGTTCTAGTAATTTTAATTCGGCGTAATCGCCCATTGATCCCATAAATAATTCCTCCTTATATCTAATTTTTATTCGTAAAGTTAATGTCTGGTTCAGTTGAAAGCACCTTCACCTTTGCGGTGGTGCCTGTGATAGATGCTGTTCCTTCAGCACCCATAATCTCAATTCCTGGGTTCTGATTCCGGATCTTAATAGCCGGTCCTTTAGGTATGATGTGTGCGTGTATTAATCCACTAATATAATCAATAAGTGGGGGGGAGTTGGTGGCAATGGTGATGGTGACTGGACTTGTGGGTCTAAGTAGTTTGCTGGCTTTGGCTGAGATGGTTGGGACGGTTAATTGTAGTTGGGCGGTCCCGTTCAACGCCCACCTACCTCTCAATGGTGGTGTGTTAGTGGTTACACTGATAGCTGGTATTGTGACATATAATCCACGATAGCGTTTTGCTACACTTGTTACCAATGTTAATGTAAGGGGGATGGCTGCTGATGCTCTTAGTGGTTTATTAGCCTTAGATGAAGCTGTGGCGAGAGTTACTGCAATTGCAGATGTGCCTGTGATATTTTTAATAGCAGCGGAAATTGTTGCTGAAGCTGATGGAACAGAAACAGTTATGGGTATTGTGGAAACAGTGAGTTTAGCCAATAAATACTTTAAACGTGTAGTGGATGTGGTGCTGGTAATTGGTATGGCTGCAGTTGGTGTAAGTTTCCTGGAAACTTTAGGAGCTATTGTGGACGTGGTTACTAGTGTTGTGATAGCTGATGCACTTCTAGCAACTTTAACTACTCTTGTTGAAGCAGTTATGAGTGATACCGTAATTGGTACTGCTGCTGAGGAATAGAGTTTCTTACTTGCCTTGGATGAAGCTGTGGATAAAGTAAGTTGAATAGTTGTGGTGGACGGTGTAAGCTTTCGGCTAACACGGGTAGAAGCAGTAGGTAAGTTAAGAGCAATTGCTGAAGTTCCAGTAGTGAATTTAACACCAGCAACATTTACAATAGGGGCAGTGGGTACAGTAACAGTTATTGGGACGGCTGCTGAAGGTCTTATTGTTTTACTGGCTTTAGTGGACGCTGATGATACGGAAACGGCTATGGGTATAGTTTGGGTGGTGAGCTTGCCCAACACATACCTTAATCTTGTGGTGGAAAGCGTGCTTGTTATCGGTATTGCTGCCGATGAATAAACCTTCTTAGTAGCCTTTGATGAAGCGGTAACCAGTGATACTGTTATTGGTATGCTTGCTGATGAGCCAACAATCTTAACTACTTTAGAAGAAGCTGTGACTAATGATACTGTGACTGGCACTGCTGCCGATGAGTAAAGTTTCTTATTAGCTTTAGATGAGGCTGTGGCAAGAGATACCGTAATCGGTACCGCCGCAGAAGAGTAAACTTTCTTATTAGCTTTAGTTGAAACTGTGGAGGTGGTTAATGCTATAGGGACAGAAGCTGTTGGTTTTAAACTGGCCTTATTATAATTCACCCTCCCAGTTACGGTGGGCATGGATAAAGTTATAGACGCTGAAATACCAACAACCTTAACTACTCTTGTTGAAGCAGATGAGGTGGTAAGCGTTATGGGTATAGGTGCAGATGAGTAAAGTTTTTTACTGGCTTTGGACGAAGCTGTAGGTACATTGAGAGTTATAGGTATAGTCTGACCACGTAAAGTTCCCAATGAATATCTTAAAATTGGGGACGTGGTCGTAGTAGTTATGGGTATCGCTGCAGACGAATATAATTTCTTAGTGGCTTTAGTTGAAGCGGTAGCGAGTGATAGTGTAGCAGGTATGGCTGCAGATGAGTAAAGTTTCTTAGTAGCCTTGGATGAAGCTGTGGGGACTGTAACTGTTATAGGTATCGTTGCAGAAGAGTAAAGTTTCTTAGTAGCTTTAGTTGAAGCTGTTGCGAGAGATAAGGTAGCTGGTATAGCTGCTGATGGGTAAACTTTTTTAGTAGCTTTAGTTGAAGCTGTGGCCAGCGTTACAGTTAATGCAGAAGACCCAGTAGTATTCTCAATACCACCCACCGTAGTTACTGAAGCCGTAGCAAGTGTTAATGTGGCTGGCACGGCTGCAGAGGAATAAAGTTTCTTATTAGCTTTAGTTGAAGCTGTGACCAGCGATACCGTAACAGGTATGGCTGCAGAAGAGTAAACTTTCTTACTGGCTTTAGATGAAGCC